TGATAAGAAAAATTTAGCAGATAAAGTAAAAGAACTTAGGGTTTGGTATACAGGTGCCACTAGATCTAAAAGCACACTCCATCTGTTGGGTACCTATCATCAATATAATTTTCCATTAGGAAAATATTACAAACAATACGAGGCTAACTATGTCAGATAAAAACATGTTCGATGAAACTTTCCCACAAGATACACAAGTTGGAGGATCTCATTATCAGCATTATTTAATACAACCCTATGAATTCATTTCTAAAAATGAACTTACTTTTTTTCAAGGTAATGTCGTAAAATATGTTTTGAGATATCCCTATAAAAATGGTATTGAAGATTTACAAAAAATTAAACATTATTGTGATTTAGAAATTAAAAAAATGCAGGATGCCAAAAAAAAGAAAAAATAATGAAGTTAATTATAGTATTTATATTTTTAGTAGGTTGTGTAAAAGATTATAATTTTAATCCGTACACTACTGCAGTACAACAATTAATAAAAAGTGAAAAGTTAAGTGGCAAAAAGAAAAAATAAATTAGTTATGTGTGAACGTTGTGATGAATGGGTTGCAACCATAGTTCATGAATATAATTATTACTGCGCTGATTGCGCATTGTTTGAAATGAACATCCCTAATAAAAAAGTTGTATCAATAGAAGACGCTAACCTAAGTAGGAAAATACAATGACTCATCAATTAAATTTTATATACAACGACTCTGATTGGGTTTGTCCAGCGGAGTATCCAGATTTATCTAAAGCAACTGAGATTGCAATTGACTTAGAAACTAAAGATCCAAACATTAAAACTAAAGGACCAGGTTGGGCAACTTTCGATGGTTATATTGTAGGTTTTGCAGTAGCTGCACTTGGCCAACAGTGGTACTTTCCTATAGCTCATGACGCAGGAGGTAACATGGACTCTGCGATCACAACTGCTTGGATGCAGGACATATTAAAACTACCTGCAACTAAAATATTTCACAATGCAAGTTATGATGTGGGTTGGTTATTAGTTAATGGATTTGAAATCAGAGGAAAAATTGTAGACACTATGATTGCTGCAGCTTTGATTAATGAAAATAGATTTAGTTTTAGTTTGAATGCTTGTGCTAAAGATTATTTAGGTGAACTTAAAAATGAAACTTTCTTAAGTGAAAAAGCTAAAGAATGGGGTATAGATCCAAAAGCTGACATGTGGAGATTACCCGCTGGTTATGTGGGTTTTTACGCAGAGCAAGATGCAGGGTTAACATTAAGATTATGGGATAGATTTAAAACAGAAATATCTAAACAAAGTTTAAATGATGTGTGGGAGATGGAGATGGATCTGTTGCCTATATTAATTGATACAAGACGTAGAGGTATTAGAGTTGATGAAGAGAAAGCTCATCAATTAAAAAAAGAATTTAAAAAAAAAGAAAATGAAGTTTTACAAAATATAAAAAAACAAACTACATTGGATGTAGATATTTGGGCGGCAAGAAGTGTTGCAAAAGTTTTTGATAGAATGGGTGTGGAATACCCACGGACAGCGAAAAGTGATGAACCAAGTTTTACACAAAACTGGTTAGTAAATTGTGATAACCCGATAGCGCAACTAATAAGAGAAGCAAGAGAAATAAATAAATTTCATTCAACATTCATAGACTCCATTTTAAGATACACCCATAAAGGTAGAATCCATTCTGAGATTAACCAACTTAGATCTGACCAAGGTGGTACCGTGTCTGGACGTTTATCATACTCCAACCCCAACTTGCAACAGATACCCGCACGTAACAAAGAGTATGGAGATAAAATTAGAAGCTTGTTCTTACCAGAAGAAGGTAAACAATGGGGTAGTTTCGACTACTCACAACAGGAGCCTAGGCTTGTTGCTCACTACGCTGCATCGGTGGATACGGAATTCGAAGGTGCAGCGGAGTTTATTGAAGCTTATAAAAATGAATCTGCTGATTTCCATCAGATTGTAGCTGACATGGCAGGCATTACCAGAACTCAAGCTAAGACTATTAATTTAGGTTTGTTTTATGGTATGGGGAAAGCTAAATTAGGTAAAGAATTAGGTATTAATAAGGACCAAGCGGAAGCTTTACTTCGTAAATATGGTGAGAGAGTTCCTTTTGTCAAGAGATTGACAAATGAAGTAACCAACAGCGCTTCTAAGTACGGGTTTATTCGAACTATAGGGGGTCGTAAGTGCCGATTTGAGATGTGGGAGCCATCTACCTTCGGAATGAATAAAGCAATGCACTACGAGGAGGCTAAGGCTATATATGGTAATAATATTAGACGTGCCTTTACTTACAAAGCTTTAAATAGATTAATTCAAGGATCTGCTGCAGATCAAACAAAACAAGCTATGATTAATTGTTACAAAGCAGGCTTTAAACCATTATTACAGATACATGATGAATTATGTTTTTCTATAAATGAAGAATCAGATATAAAAAATGTGAAAGAATTAATGGAAAATGCCATTGAGGGCCTTAAAGTACCCTCAAAAGTAGATATTGCCCTTGGTAAATCATGGGGAGAAGCAAAAGAATAGCACTATATTGCTTTTTACATTAATTATGCTATATAATATTTTATGAAGCTATATCGTGTCCAAGTAAAATACAAAAATATGTATATTGATGAGACGCTTGAGGCAGAAAATGATAAAGCCGCTCTTGAGTATTTAGTAAAGAAGGTTGACTCAGGAGATGTAATAGAAAAAGAGGGTGCTGGATTTGAAAATCCTGACTTACTTTTTATAACCTTTGAGGAGATACACCGAAATGCTACAAAAGTTAATATCGGAGAAACTTCAGTTGGAGTCCAAGTGGGCAACACAAGCGTTAGCACAGGGTAGAGTGACTACTGACATGAAGTGGATAGACATACAGATTAAAGATCTTAGAGTTAAGATTAATAATCAAAGTGTAGAAGACGCAAGAAAAGGTCTTCTGGACATAGCTAGCTAACTACTAGCCTAAAAATTAAATTTTTCCCTAAGGATAGTGCGCTCTAAATTGAAGGTATTTGTTTACATTCAAATCTAATTGCTAATTTTTCTTTGTTAACAGTATCTTTGTCGAGCTCTTTGAGAGCTTTATAAGATTCTTGATACCCTGCTAATGCACAGTCTAAGTGACTATTGAATTCATATGGTAGGTAACTGGATCCCGGACACTGGCCACTGGTCATGCTACATACATATAAAATTAAAATGAATTTCATCCTATATTATCCTAGCTTATTATTTACTTGCATATCCCATTAAAATGTTTATATACATAATACAATAATACTAACAAAGAGGAGGCCATATGGCAACAGCAATGAAATGTGATTCGCAAGTGTTTAAGGATTGGAGTGTAAAGGTAGATAATATCTTGTCACAATTACCTAAAACTGACATTAGTGGAGAACCTTTAGAGTACCAGGATGATGCATATCAAGAAGTTATGAAGATGTTAGAGCAGTGTTGTATGCTCTTTGAAGATATGCCTATTTATCCAATCAACGAGGCAATTGCAAATAAACTAATACAAGATCAACAGAGAGGTGCCGATGAAAGACCTCATATTTAGTATGATGTTTATTGCATTACTAACAATTATCCCTGCAAAAGTTTTATTATTTATTTTTGCATCATTGGGATATTTAATACTTAACTAACCAAGAGGAGAAGATATGAACAAAGCGATCGTTAATAAATTTTTTGAAACTACGGATTATACGAAGTTCAAAAAAACTAGAGGCAACAGACCTGTAGATGCTGCTCACGTAGAGCAGTTAAAGAAATTAATTTCTGATAGAGATCTTGAAGATCCAATTAGAGTTAATAAAAACATGGAGGTCATTGATGGCCAACATACCCTTGAGGCTAGGAAACAACTAGATCTTAAGATTCCATATATTATTATGGATAGTGAAGATCCATTAGATGTGGCTAGACTAAACACAGGACGTAAGAATTGGTCCATGAATGATTACTTGGGTCAACACTGTGCTAGAAATAAAATGGATTATAAAATCTGTAAAAGTAAAATGAACCAGTATGGTATGAATGTTGCAGAAGTAATTGTACTGCTTCTAAAAATATCTAGTCTGTGGAATAGAATATCCACTGATTTTAAAACAGGTTCTTTTTTAATCCCTGCAGGAGGTATCGAAAACTGTGATCGAATCGGATCACAACTGATGCAACTTAGAAAATACTTTGTAGGTATGGAAGACACTAGCAAAAGAATGAAACGATCTATGGTGCATGCTTATATAGTAGCTGACAAACACCCTAGATGGGATTTCACTAGATTTAAAACTGCTTGTAAACAAAGATCGAGTTGGTTGCTTGCTGGAACTTCTACTGCTGATTATATCGAAATATTTGAAAAAATATTTAATGCAGGACGAGTGCCAAGTAAGAGAATTAATTTGGTTGAGTTTTTTAAAACTAAAGAGTACCAAGACAAATAGGAGAAACAATGGACGTAAACAAATGGAAATCAATTGCAGTGGATATCGAATCATACACAATCATTAGGGCTATGGGGGCGAATGGCCTTAGAAATCCTGGTAACATGATTAAGAAAATGGTTAGTGATTCGATTAAAAAAATTGCTAAAAAAGAAGGTCTTGCAGAACCTAAAATGAAAGAGAATTTACTTAGCCAAGGAAAGAAACTCTTGAAGTAAGTGATAGACACGCAAGCTGCATAAGTCTTAGTGTTGACTAAGGGCCGGGAGACTGGCCCTTTTTTTTTACTTGCAATCAAAATTAAAATACGTATTAATATAAATGTATTCCTAAGCCTAAATGAAATAAGTGGGGCTTTCAAAACACTTTATTTCCATCTAACAACGAAACTCAAATTTAACTTTAAAACAAAAGGATATTTTGTGGGTGAAAAAGCTATGAAGAGTAGTGAAGAAGCATTGAACCATGCGTTGGACAAGCTTGTTATGGTCTGTCCTAATAAAAAAACGTATGATGAGTTAACAAGTTTAATGTTTCAGTTGTATTGTGGAAATGATTTTGGTTTAGGAAATTTTAGTCTTTCTTTCCTCGAGAAGATTGAGGATAGATGGCGATCAGGAAGAAAAGCTGCGGCTTCGGCCAAAGGCATCAAACTGGTTGTTAAAAATGCTTAACCACGGTGTTAGATCACACAATCCATATCTTTTCCCACACTGTGGTTATGCAAATGAGTGCCAAAAAAACTGATAGACTAATAAAACAAAGCAAAA